CCGGTGGTGAGTTGGATGTTTACTTGAGTGTAACGGTTGCTGCCCTTGATGTGGGTGGTACTGTGGTTTCTGACCTGTATTACACGCTTGATTGATGCTCCAGCATCCCGAGGTAAGGTATGAGGTTACGGATAACTGTAATGCAGACTGCATTATGTGTCCCCGTGATCTTCATACCCGCCCTCATGGGATTATGGAACAGGATAAGTATGAGAAATCTATTGACGAGGTTTCCGAGTTAGGCTGTACCCAAGTTACCTTAACGGGATTTGGTGAGCCTTTTCTTGATAAGAACCTTGAAAAGAAGATTGCTTATGCAAAATTCAAAGGACTTAGGACTTATGTCATAACAAACGGTTCCTTGCTTCAAAAAAGGGGTCAGACTATAGCTGATTCTGGACTTGATGAGCTTAGGATTAGTTTTTACGGCATGAGTCCTGATTCTTATAATGAGATAATGCAGAAACTTGATTTCAATAGGTCTAAAAAGGGCATATTGGAGTTTCTGGAGATAAGAAAAGACACAAAGGTAATGATTTCCTATCTGCGTTTTTTAGGGAATGAGCATTACTCAGAGTTTTTGGACTTTTGGGAACATCGTGTTGATTCTGTAGAAGTGTGGAAACCCCATAACTTTGGTGATGGTAAGCATTATCGACCAAGAATGGGGGTTAAAAGTAGTTGTGGCAGACCCCAATCAGGGCCGTTACAAATACAGTGGGATGGCACAGTGATTCCCTGTTGCTATGACTATAATGATGCGATAAAGCTAGGAAATGCCTTTGAAACTCCTGTAATGGAGATATTACATGGTAAGGCATATAACGAACTGAGAGAGCAGCATAGGACTGGTAATTACCCTCCTTATTGCGATCAGTGTGATCAATTATTAAAGCATGATGACGCTCTGATTTACTCTAACAGGCACAATCTATCTAACGAAGAAGCAGTTAAACTTTCAAACACTGATTTAACTAACTTAAAGAGGATTCCAAGTGTCAACATCTGAACAACCATTACATATCGTAAAGACAAAGAAGAAGGTAGCCATCGTTGGTGGTGCTGAGTCGTGGGAACAGGCTCCTTTTGACGATAAATCCTGGGAAATATGGGTATTAGGTAATCAAGTTCAACAGTATGACCATAAGCGAATTGATCTTATCTTCGAGATTCACAACGACTTTTCTAATCGCCAGGATGGTTATCCTGAGTGGTTGGCTAATCATAAATTCCCGATGGTTGTTGGTGAGAAATACCCTGTTGATAACGAATTTACCGAAGTGTTTAGCTTCGACAAAGCCCGAGAGTTGATGAAGGGTGACTATTTGACCTCTACTCCTGCCTATATGACAGCCTATGCGCTGTACTCAAGACCTGATATTGAAGAAATCGGGTATTGGGGGTGTGATATGGGTGTTGATAACCGCGAATACTTCTATGAACAGCCTGTTATGCAGCGTTGGATAGGATTTTGTACTGCTAAAGGAATCAAAGTGACCCTTCCAGAAGGTTGTCCGTTGGGTGAGCCTTCGTATATGGAAGGTGTTACCGCTAACGCTCCTGAGCCTAATCATCCCTTTTCTGAGGGTGATTTTATGGATATGGTGATGAGGCATAAAGAAAAGCAGCAACAATGCACAGAAGATATGAAAGTTCTTGAAATAAAACACGCTCAACACGATGCAGCGATACAGGTTTATACAAAACTGGCCCAAGTGGGTCGTGCTGTTGATGGTGGGCAGGAATTTGGTAAATTAACTCAAACATTGAGGACTATGTAATGTTATTTGAATATGTTGGAAATGGTGAAAACTCCCCCGAAAGTATTAAATTCATGGGGAAAGTTAAATTCAAACTAAAAGGAAAGCCCGTGGATGTAACAGACCCGGCTATAATTGCCAAGCTACAGGGCAATAAGTCATTTAAGGTGAAATTGGGCCGACCTCCTGCCAAGAAAAAGGCAGCAAAGAAAGCCCCTGCCAAGAAAAAGGCAGTGGAGTAATCGTCAATAATTTGACAGATAGTATGGTGATTAAATAATGGCAACGATCACAGAGGTAAGGAATACAGCGGCGGGAATGCTTGGTAAGCACCGTCTTGGTCAGGCTATTAACAATGACTTAAAGACTCGTTTGGATAGGGCATACACTGAGGTTTATGCTGATTTGAAGAATGATCGTCTTACTATTTGGTCATCTGCGGCTAATACGACTATCCCTGATGGTGTTTCTCCCCACGTTTCTGCGTTGATGGCGTTTAATGCCACATCTGACATAGGTGTGAGTGAGGCTCGATATGCCCGTATTATCGCAGCGAGGTCTATTGCGAAGAAGGAGATAAAGAAGATTGTCACTCCTGATTATGAATCTCTCAGTGAGCCGGAGAATTTCTAGTGGCTTATCTACCCGTAATACTGGCGGGAGGTACGTTTAAGGGCAGGGATTTGGGCTTAACTGCTCAGAGAACGATAAACTTCTGGCCCCAAAGACAGGATTCCACAGGCGCTAAATCTCCTTACACTTTGGAGTCTTTTTACGGCTCTACCTCCTTTGCTGGTGGTTCTGGTGGTAATAGGGGGATATTTGCTCATCAAGGTGTTTTATACAAATTAAACGGCACTACCTTATCCAGTGTTGATGCTGGTGGTACTTATACGACTTTAGGGACTATTCCCGGTAGTGGCAGGGCTGTATTTGATGGTTTGGGTTCTACTCTTATTATCACAGCCGATGGTATTGCTTATACGTGGGATGGGACTACCTTTTCCACGGGTACTGATACTGACTTTGAATCTCCTGATACGGTAACGGTTGTTAATTCCCAGGCTATTTATGATGGTACTGGTGGAAGATTTGGCGTATCTGATGTTGGACTACCTCTCACTATTAACCCTCTTAACTACGCTACTGCTGAGTCTAAGGCTGATGATCTATTAAGACCTTATGCCTACAGTAATATTGTTTATATGTTTGGCACAGAGGCTATTGAACAATGGTGGAACAGTGGTACGGGTAATCCTCCTTTTGATCGTGTAGAGGGTGGATTGATAAACATTGGTTTGGGTGCGACTTATTCTGTCGCTTCTGATGATAAGGGTGTTTATTTCTTCGGTGCTGATGATCAGGCGTATTATCTTTTGGGTGGTGTGCCTACTCCTTTACTTCCAAGAGAGATAGTAAGGGAGATTTCCGGTTTTGAGACTACTGACGATGCTCTTGGTTGGACTATGAGCGTTGATAGTCAGTGGTTTTATGTTCTCAAGTTCTTCACAGCGGATAGGACGTTTATCTTCCCTAAAGGTGGTCAGTGGTTTGAATTATCCTCTGGTACTGAGGGTGGTAGATACGTTGGTGATGGTCATGCTTTTGTCTTTGGCAAGCATTTAATCGCTGATGAAGATGGTGGAATACTTGAATTAGACCTTGATACTTATACCGAAGCTGGAGCGACAATCAGGCGTGAGAGGATTTTATCTCCTATTCACGGTGGTTTATTTGGTCAACCGGGCAAAGAGTTGGAAATAAGTTATTTGAGGTTGGTTGGTAAGACAGGAACAGGAACTTTAACGGGGCAGGGTGAGACTCCACAGATTATCCTTCAATACTCTCAAGATGGTGAGAACTTTAGCACTGAGATATGGGGTGATGTTGGCAAGATGGGTGTATTGACCACTATTGATTTTGAGATTGGTGAGTCTTTTGATAACTGGATATTCAAGTTGGTATCTAGCGACCCGGTTTATTCAAGCTGGCATTCCGCAGGGATAGAGATGGAAATTGGCATCTAATGACGGAACAGACAACACAGCCGCCACCAGTCCTTGTGCCTGTTCAGATGCAAAAGGAGCCATCGACTACGGCTTATTTGCAGACTCAAAAGGATGCGCTTTATCACTTATGGGTAGAGGTTCAGAGATTAGCGAACTTAAATCCCCCTGGAAGTGATTTTGTTGATGCGGTTAATGACCCTGTAGCTTTAGACATAGCAAGATTTACAGACTCTAATTCGATTGAGGGATTGAGTTATTCGGAGTTGAGGGATGCTTTAAGTGTTATTGTGTTTCCAAGACCTTATGCGGCTAAGTCTACGGATTACACCTTAACGTCTAGTGATTATTTGATTAAAGCGACAACTACTGGCATTACGATTACTTTACCAACAGCGGTAGGGATAGAAGGGAAAGACTTTGTGATTAAGAATACAGCGAGTGGTGATATTACTTTGGCAACTGATGGTAGTGAGACTATTGATGGTTCTGCTTCTGCTGCTATTGTGACATTTTCCTCTTTAACTGTGGCGAGTGATGGGGCTAACTGGATTATTGTATGACTTATATTCGTCCAGAAGAATTTCCGCTTACAGCCTTTGGTGAGCTTGCTGTTGCGGAGCCTACTCCACAAGTACAGCTTAAATTCTCACAAGGGCTTAATACTGATAACGTCCAAACACTAACCAATAAGTCTGGTTCTTCTGTTTCGACTTCCAATGGTTTGTGTACGGTTACAGCGGCGGGTGTTGCTGAGTCTTTTAGTCAGATCAGATCACTTGATGTAATCCGGTACGGTGCTGGTCAAGGCATGAGAGCGAGGTTTACTGCTGCAATGACAGCGGGTGTGGCTAATTCTACACAGTGGGCAGGGCCGGGTGATGATGATGAAATGCTTGGTATTGGGTGTAACGGTACTGAGCTATCAATTCTTCATAGGAAATACGGAGAGTTAGAGGTAAGGGATATAACCTTTACAGGTGGTGGTGATGCTGGTGGTGGGACGTTTACTCTAACCATTGATGATACGGCTGTAACGATTACTGTCCCTGCTGGTTCTGCCA